TGGTATCCCAGCACTCTCTAATATGTCTTTTAAACTATCCATTCTGTGCCTCTTCCCATATCTTCAATTCTGTTTCGACAACCTTATCGTGTGACTTCTCATTTGCGGTTGTCATATATGGTCTTGCTTGTTTCTTGCTCGTGCCATATTCAGCCACAAAACCGATTGTTGCGTACTGCACGTTGCCCTTGCTGCCTTTGCTGTCGTTTCCATGTTTAGCCTTGCCTTGTGGGTATATCTCCACGTATTTTTCCTTATCGTCGCCTTTTACGGCTGTGGCTTTTATTGATTTTATGAAGCCGCCTGTGTCATTAAGCCCCATTGACAACGCCTCGGCTTTCTGTGCCTCGACAATTACATCAGCCCCAGCCTTCAACATTTCTGGCACAGCCTCGACTGCTGCCTTTTCCATTTTGAGGAACGCTTTTTCAATCTCCTCAAGCCCTGTTGTGTTAAAATCAGCCATCGCACACCTCTATCAACAAATAAAGGATAGGGTATTCTCCCTATCCTTGTCTTATTTCTTACACAGAATCAGCTTTGTGCCGTAGGTCTGTCAGTGTCAGCTCTATGGTATCATCATCAATATCATAGGTCTTTAACACGAAGAAACGCCTCCCGTCAAGCTCCACTGTGTCCTGATTATTATAGTCAGCCTTGTGTATGTCGCACTTAGCCTCCACCACCTTGCCTGTCTGCTGGCTCTTGAAATACTCGCTGTACCCCACTGATTTTTTGTTGCAAAATACAGTTGTCTTGGTTTCTTTTAGCTCATTTTCAAATCCATTTGCGTTTACACGCTCATTTGGCGGTGTCTGGTCTACCAGTGTGATTTCGTCTACCCATCTAGCCATGCTATGTCTCGCTTTCTGTGTACTGTTCTGTAATGGTTGTCGTTCCAGCGCTGGATGCAATGGTTGTCACTTTCGTGTACACTTTGCCCCCTGTTGTGGGTTTGATGGTCTCTGTAACTGTATCGCGCCCATTGCTGTCAGTCCCAAACTTCGTTGTTATCACAGCCTCGCTGTTGGTCGTCTTAACACTGCCGTCTGCAAGTATCTCCGTCTTTGATGATGCCAGCCCATAATACCTATTGAATATGTCCTCGGTTATTGAATCTTGATTCAGGCTTTCTATCCTCTCGTCCAAATCTTCGAGGTTTTCGTACACCTCATTAAATGTGTTCTGGACTGCCTGCATGTTCTCATTAATTTTGCCCAGGACACAGTTGACCAATGCTTTGAGGCTGTTGCTGCTGAACCACTTCATAGCCACTAAGCAAACAACGCTGTTACTTCAGCGGCTGTGATTTCCTGGAAGTCGCTTTCCTGAAGTGCCGTCATTCCCTTAGTCACCGTGAACTTACCAGTGGTATTGTCATACGCCACCGCTGTGACAACGTTTCCTGTGCCGCTGTTTGTCAATGATAGGTTGTTTAGCTTGATATAGCCCGAAAGGTCCACCGCCCAATCTCCGACCTTTTCCAGTGCGCCATTAACAACCATATATTCATCATATGAATTTCCGTTAGCACCACTTGAATTTTTAACCATGTAGATTTTCTTATCGGCATCTGCTGCCTTCAAGTCTATACTGGCTGTACTATCCACAACTTCCCTCTGCAGGTGGTCTGCGTTGGATATTGCAGTTGCAATTGCATTATTAATCTCTGTAGCTGTCATACCGTCTGTGATGCCGTATCCAGCAAGTGTTGTTGCCTTGGCTGCATATCTGTTCTTAATTTCATCAACCAGGTAACCCAGTGTGTTCATTGTTACTCTTTTAATAGCCATATTGTCCTCCTTGTATTATCAATCAAATAAATTTTTAACATCCTCTGCGGATACATCCTCATCAGCTCCATCCGAGCCACTTCCACCCGTACTGAAATCATTTGTATTGTACTCGCTTGACATACTTAGGTGAGTTTTTAGCGATTCGTAGGAACTTTTGAATTTTTCAGCGTTCTCATTATATCCAAATTCCGCTTTTGCATACAATGTCACCGCCCTTACTATAAGTGCATCCGTTTCTTCAATCTTAGTAACGCCAACATCTGCCAAATCCGCCTTACATGCGGCTATGCAGTCGTTGATTTCTTCTGTTATTTTTTCACTTGTGCTGCTGATACGCAGCGCTGCCCTTATCTTCTCTGTTAATATGGTCTCTGCTGCCATATCATGCACCTTCTTTCTGTTTTATTGAGTTATCCTTGCTACTTTCGCTTTTTCAAGCTCTGCCGCCCTTTCGGTCGTTGCTTGGAATGTCTCTCCGACATTTTTAATCTCGTCCAGTTTGATATCATGGTATGTCTGTACCACCTCTACCTTTACCAGATTGTCGGTTTTCTGTATTTCGGTTTCGTGAGATGTGGCTGTATTGTCAGCCACATCCTTTACCTCCCTAATCGCCATATCCGATTACCTCCTCAGATTATACGCTTGCAGCCTTCTTGATAACAACAAGGCTGTTAACGTCAACTGCCTTGCCGTCTACAAGCATGATTGCCTTTGTAACCATATCATCTGTATCGTTGTCCTCGTACTTCTTAACGCCCATTGAATAATTGGTGTTAAGCACATAATCTGTGAAGTTGAACAGGAATGCGAATACACTGTCTGCTGCCAGAGTGCTCGTGTATGATGTCACGTAATCGCATAATACAACCTCACGTCCTAGTAATGTTCTTTCAGGTTTGCCTGCAATACCTGTGTTGACACGTGCTATAGGCTGTCCGTTGCTGTCGGTTATACCGATGTAGCTCATGAATGTCTTCTTTGACATACACCACTTCGCATTACCCTCGTATGCAAGTGGAAGCGCAGCCTCGGCTTTAGTTAAATCATCAAATGATGGCTTTGCACTGCTGATTGTCTGACCATCCGCTGGTGTCTCTGCAAGGATGCCCTTTGGCTTGCCTGTTCCATCACCGCTGATGATTGCCTGCTCTACAGCCTTTGTCATTGCTTCGACAATGTTATTGATTAACAGGCTTTCAAATGCACTGATAGCCATTGTGTCCACTTCGAGCGATACCGCAACCGCACATCTTAACTTATGGTATGCGAATGTAATCATGCCGTCCTTCTTGATGTCCTTTTTCTGCTTATCGCTTGTTGCTCCCTCGTTAACCCATGATGCCGTAGGTTTTACTGTTGATACAGGGATTGATACGCCTCCCTTGTATGCCGTCCTGGTTACAAGTGCAAGTATCATACCTGTACTTTCAAGTTTCTCTACAATCTGGTTTAACACTGTTGTAGGGATAACCGCACCTACATCTGTGGTTGTGCTTGAGGCGTTTGCCCTGTACTCTGCTGGAATTGCTGTGCCCCTGCAAACATACTGCATGAAAGCTTTCCTGTATTCCTTGCTGTCATACTTGTCGGATGTGTCCTCGCCATCAGCACCATCGAATTTTCTCAATACAGTCGGTTTGACTGTTTCACCTGTGTCATTGTCTACTGGCTCGCCTGCTGCAATTCTGCTTAATAATGCCGAGCGCTGTTCAGCCTGAGCAATTATCCTAGTTCTTTCCTCCTGTAGCTTGTTAACCTCATCATCAAACGACTTAATCTCCTCATCTGTCAAAGAATCAGCCCTTGTAGTGAGTTCGTTCTTGATTTGTGCCAATCTTGCTTCAATTTCTTTTAATTTCATGATTTTTTCTCCTTTTTTTGATTTTTTAAATGGTTGCCTTAATCTTTAGTATGTTGATACGCCTTTTAAGCAGCTCCTGCTTCTCCTGCTCGTAACTCCTACCAGCAAAAGCCCTGGCACTTATTTCAGTGTCTTGGTTTGCTGGTATGCTTACCGCAGACACGTCATAAACTTTTTTAATTTTTAGAATGGTCCTGGTGTGGGTTGTCTTGTCATAGCTTTCTTCTTCAACAACAAACGCCCATGACATTTTGTTAATCATTCCCTGTTCTATATCCTGGTACAATCCCTTTGCCAAATCCGTCTTTCCAAGGTCTGCGCATACCAGTAATCCTTTTTGGTCTATTACCAGTATAAGCGTCTTGTTCGACTGCCTTGCGAAAACCCTGCCACAGTGGTCATACTGCATTATTACATCGCTCATGTCTGCGCCATCCAGAGCGTGCGGATCTATCCTCTCATAAATCTTTGTACCATCGTCAAATTCGTATAGTAAATACGGCTTGTCAAATGTTGTGGCGTAACCCTCGACATAATAATCGGTCTGTATCCTTTTTGCTGCCGCCTGTGCTGTCAATGGTGCCGCCAAATCCCTGTATTCCCTTTCTTTCTTAACTGGCATTATCATCACCCCCTGTTGGTTCTTGTTGTGGCTCCTGCGCCACAGGCTGTATTACAACTTGTGGCTGATTGTTGCTGTTGTGAAGCTCGCTGACCTCTGTATACTCCTTGCGGATATAATATTTATCGCCGTCTTCGACATGCGCCATATTCCATATATCCATGACACCATTCCTGTTAAGCAGTGCCCTGTCGAATAGCTGTGTGCTAACATTGAGCTTTGTGGAATTGCTTGCGTATTGCAGTCTGTTTGCTGAAAAGGTGATTGCATTACCGCACGCCCTTTCACGCTCGGAGAATGACATATTTGTCATTACAAGTGACAGTTGTATTGCAAATGGCTCAATCTTGCCTTCATAATATGCATTCCATGTTTCTTCATTGAATTTATTCTGTAGAATATCCATATTCGTTCCAAAATGAGTGCATACATTGTTCTGGATAAACTCCATCTGTAGCGCATTGGGTGTGAACGGCTTGCTCTCCACCTGTTTCAGCTCGCTAAATTTATTGTCATAGATAATCATACCGCTGTCATTATCAGCACTGAGGTTGTCCTCTGTAAAACGCTGGCGCTCCTTCTTGATGTCCTCTGGTTTGAGCATGTTCGCCACCTTCGCCAGAAAGCGTATGTTAGCAGAGTTCTTAACTGCGTTTATAATGCCTTCATTCTGTGTGTGGATTAACTGCATCGTTGGCTTTAATGTCCTGTTGTCCTCTCCAAACAAATCATCTTTGTATTCGAAATCGGTAATCACACCCACCTTTTCGAACTCTATCGCACCATGCTCCCCATTTGCAAATAGGTATCTGAGGTATATCTGTCCCGATGCCTCCACCATCTCGCAGCGTTCAGCACGCAACGGATACCAACCGCACAGTGTCCCATATCTATCCTCTATCGGTATAATAAAGGCTGTATGTTCCACCGCTACGTAGGTTGCCAGCCTTTTAATGAATTTTGATGTATCCATGAAGTAGTTTGGCTTGCCTTGTATTGTCTTTTCAAGCCTTTTCAACGCACTTCCCTCAATCTCAGGTTTAAGCTTGCTACAATGTGTCGCAAAGCTGTTGACTGCTGCCCTGGTTAAATCCATCTCATACACGCCACCCTTGTAGCTCGTGAATGACGGACTATAACCGTTGAGCATCTTAAAATAGCTGTCTATATAATTCAGCTCTTTCCCATGAAATAGATAATCTAGGAATTTTATTTCGTCCATCTCCCTTCTATGCGGCGTTTTTGAGAAGTTCACCGCACTCCTCATAATATTTCTGTCTTACTGTCATAGCATCTATCACTGATACGAATCCGTCAATGTGCGCACGCTGTTCTATTTTGACAGGTCTGAATTTCCTTGTCTCCATATTGTGTTTTAATGCAACGTCAAGGAAGTGTGTTTTTAGCAGGTTGTTGTTCACAATCTTGAAATTGCCGTCCTTTAATATTCCTTCAAACTCACGTATTACAGGTGTGAGGTTCTCACCCTGGAATACATCGTCCATGTGGAATCCATAGGTCTTCATATCGTTGACAAGGTATTGTGCACTGTACCTGTCATAGCCTATCTTTAGTGGTCTTATTCCGTATACTTCGAGCAGCATCACATACCAGTTGTACACATCCTGGTAGTCCACATAGTTTTCACCGCTTAGCGTGATTATGCCCTGCTTAACGAATATATCGTAAGGAACACCATCGGTAGCCTGCAAAGCTTCAAGCCTGTTTCTAGGCATGAAGAACTGCGTGAATGCGTAAAGTGTTGCATCTTTCTCGACAACAATGCTTGCTGCGGTGAGGTCTGTCGTCTGTGAAAGGTCTATGCCTCCGACTGCGTAGCAATCCCTGAAATCCTCCAGCGACATATCAACACCCGCATTATCAACAGTGTTGTATTCAAGCCACGCAATAGAGCTGTTCTGTTTGATGTTGCAGTATTTCGTGAGAAATTCCGCTTTTTTGCTCAGGCTTCCCTCCGCTATGGCTATCTCGTCCTTGAAGAATCCCTCTTTGACAGACACGCCCATGTTCGGGTTCGCTTTTTTAAGCTCGTCAATGTCGTTCCATTTCTCGACATCATCTATCATGTACAGTATCGGTAACAGCCTGCGTTCCTTACTGTTGCCTTTCAAGAAGCTCGTGCTTCGTTTCATAAGCTCGTCATAGATGGAGTCATTGACGTATCCAGCGGTGCTAATGCTCAATATCAGTGGTTGTGTACGTGCTCCAAGCGCCGACTTCATAACCTCGTACTGTTTAAGCCCCGCATCGCCAGTCCATGCCGCCATTTCATCACATACTACAAGCTGTGGATTGAATCCATCGGATTTCTTGGCATTGAACGCTATCGGCTTGATGAATGTGTTGCTCTCCTCAATATAGATGTCGCTCCTTCTCTTACGTGATAGCTCTGACAGTTCTGGCTCTGCCTGAACCATTTTGTAAAATCCATCATAGACAAGTGCCGCCTGGTCTAGCTTTGGTGCAAGGCAGTAAATTTCCTGTCCGTATTCTGGCTCCAGGTATGCCATGTATGCAATTATGGCACTGGCAAACAAGCTCTTTCCGTTTTTTCTCCCAATCACGATAAAAACTTCACGAAAAACCCTTATTTTGTCGCTGTCTACTATGCCGAATATCAGCGATACTATTGCTTTCTGCCACAATTCTAGCTTCAAAAGGTCGTTCCTGCCCTTTGAGTGGTGGCAGAAGTTTTCAATAAATCTTATAGCCTTGTTTGCTGCCTTTGCGTTGAAGAAATATTCCTGTTTCTGCAACCCCTCGACTATGATTTCATATAATTTTTTTATCCATTTTCCCGCTATTATCTCACCGCTTACAATCTTAGCGTGGTACTCGTAGATATAATTTGCGTAAGGCATTTATCTGCCTATTCTCTGCGTAGTGCATCCAGCCTGCTTCCTTTTCGTTTAGCGGCTGGTACTAAATCGGTGAGCTGCTTTATAACCGCAGCATAATTCTTGCTCAACGCTATGTAGGTCTCGGCTTCAGGACTTTTCTTCGTGCCGTATTGGTTCTCCCCATTCTTGTACTCGCACGTCCAGCCTTCCTGTTCTATCATCTCCTGCAAATCGTCAAGCTCTATGCTCATAAATGCAGCCTTCTCTATAAGCGGTGTAACGAGTTTCTTTTTATTTTCATCAAGGTCTTTGAATATTCCCTTTAGTCTCGTCTTTTCCGACTTTGTACGCTGTTCTTTCGTCTTTTCCTTCTTTGTCGCCATTTTTTCCACCTCTTTTTGTGCCACCACACCCCCTACACCACCCATGCGCGACCTTGCAGGGTTTTTTTAGAGTCCCCCACTCGGTAGTCGCTCCCCCTTTTCCGAAAATTTGATAGGGGGGATTACGTTTCCATTCTCATCAAAGCTGTACCGCCTCGTGTCTGCCTTGTGGTGTTCCTTGTTGTGGCAATCCTGGCACAGCGCCTCCAGGTTGTCCCAGCTCAGCGTTATGC